CCATATTGAACATCATGTTCGCGATCACTAGCTGTGCTTCTTCCGGCAGATCGTCGAAGTCATCATACAAAACCTGACAGTCTTCGATCGTCACAGCGATATCAAGATTAAAGCGTTTACGCACCCGATCTTCCGACACGGGCGTACCAACAGGCTGACCGTATTCTGGATCGTGCTCCTTAATGAGCGCTCCGATTCCGAAAGTTGGTAGACCTAAATGATCTAAATATATTTCGTACTTGCAGCCTTCGTCTTCTGCAAGCTCTTCTCTTAGCTGATCTCTGTTCATTGCTGTCCTCGTAACCTTGCTGCCAATAGCTGGTCTTGTGGGTTAGGCAGTGTTATAGCATTAGCCATTGAAGTAGGTGCGGGTCCCGCCGAAGGGGCTGTAGCAGGACCCGCTTGCGCCACCACAGGAGGAGGTGTGGTTGCAGCAACTTGTGGTTGTGGTGATGTAGCCGCGCCCAGCAAAGATCCGAGGTCCGGGGTCGTAGCTTCTTGAACCTGTGGCTCTGGAACAGGGGCGCCAAGTCGGCGTTGTCTGAACTCCCTACGAATAGCATTTAGCTCAGATATTGGCAATTTGTTTCCATTCTGACGGACACGTTTTTTAATCTCGGAGCTAGGCGTGAATGGGTCAAACCTGCCGCGCATGAGGTCGCTGGCGTTTGCGACCTTGTTATTTTTTAATGCTCTTCTGATTTCTGAATCAGTCATACCAGACTTACGCATGTTTTCAATTGTACGATACATTTGATTTGCTATACGAAACTGTGCTTCGTTAGCATCTATATACGTTTGAATTGCATTCTCCGGATCCAATGCACCTCGAGTTGACACAGCCGAGTTAAATATCTGAGCGGCACTTTGCAGAGAGCGCCCGTACTCGAAGCCCTTGTACATCAGGACGTTGTCTGGTTTGACTTCAGTTTCTGTAATGCCACTAAATGTACGGAAAATTTCTTGTGCAATTTTTCTTTCGTTACCTGCCGGGTCAACAGTGTTTTCACTGAAAGCTCGTGCCAGTCTGCCAAGCTCAAAGCCCGGAGCCTGTGTTTCTTTTTTCTGCGCTTTGACATCTACAAAAAGTTTTGCACCTCCGGGAACAAAAGCCCCCGCGATATGCGTCACACTTTTGAAGACCTTATCTCCGGGCGTTTCAACTCCGGGATCATCTCGATAAACTTTTGCACCTGACTGAGTCATCCCGCCACGCTTGGTAACATCTAGAATTCTTTCTGTCAGAATTGATTCTCCAGCAAAGGGTTCAAACATTTCTGCTACTGCTCCCATTACTGCGTCGGTAGCAATTTTACCAGTGTCTGAACCCATATCCTCGCCTTTGCTTACTGCATTTAGAATAGCTCTAGCTGGCTTAGATAAATATGCATACGGATTCGTATAGCTGTAGTTTGTGTACCCTGTGATTATCGTCTCACCCTGAGCGTTCTTCTTTGTACTGGTTGGAAGTAGTATAGAATTTACTTCCCAAGGCGCACCGTTTTCACGGATCGCGTCTATTTGTTCTTGTGTCGTGCCTGTTAAATCCAACGCCATCTTCTGCATAGCTGTGGGCACAACCATTGTTGTGGTTGTGAAACCCATTAATCGACGCATACCAATTTCGCGAATCTTAGGATTCGTGCTGGCAATTTCATCTAGCGCCTGCTTTAAGGTGTTAGCACTGGTGCGAAGAATTTCTGCTGGAAAGGCAATGAAGTTACCGACAGGCAGCTTACGCAGTCCTTTAATAAACTCTGGTACACGCTCATAGTTTGGTACGGTGTTCTTTACAATGTCGGCTGCGTACTGATCTAAAGCTTGAGCAGCAGCCCTGCTTGACGGAATGCCGTCAGCAGCAGCCCTTTGCATTAAAGAGACAAATTCATCATCTCCGAGAACAGCCCTAGCCGCTACGTTTGCGTTTCCACCAAAAGCAGACAGCAACTTGTTGCGCTCAAACTCAAAGTTATAAACCTTCCAAACGTCGTCACCACCTTGGTACAAGTCACGCATAAATTTGTTGGTACTGCTGAGAAACATCCCAGCCTTTCCCCGTTTAAATTTGTCGCTTAACTTGCCGCTGCTGGGTATGCCGAGCGAATCTTCGGTTGCTCCTCTTGTGCTGCCATAGCCCATAGAAATTAGATTATCGATTTCCTTTAGCTGAGACTGTGTTCCAACCACACCCATTCGTTGCAGGTTTCTAAAATAACTTTCCTTATCGGGACGTTTTACTATGTCTTTCCAAACAATACCTATTGAATCAAAAAGATTTGCTCCCGCACCTACGTTACCCTGAGACAAAGCAAACAAACTTGATGATGTAAAGTTTCTAATCTGAGTAATAGGAGACAATACGGTGGCTCCGTACTGTGTAATACCCTTACCCCGCAGGAACATAGAGTAGCTAGCTTTCATCACTTGGGCAAAGTCTCCCGTATTGCCCTTGGTCTGCATTGTCAAATCTTTGTACACATTATTTCGTGCGTAGACCTGATCCTTTAAGGAGCCAAAACCTTCTCCTAGTTGCTCGTATTGTTCTTGGACAGCGCGAGGTAGGCGCTTAAAAGACTCTTGAGAAATAAACATACCTGATGCGTCATCGACCAGATTTTGACCGATGTATTTATAAAACCTATCTGTTGCAACGAACTCAGCCATATCTGCAACAGTTGTTGTTAGAGCTTCTATAGGATCTTTCACCTCACCCATAAGGCGGCGTAGCATTTCATTGTTTGCTTGCCTGCTTTTAAATAAACCAGTACGGAGTCGGTTTGCTGCAACTGTCTGAGCGTTTTTTATCCCCGGTGTTTTTAGTGTACGTCCGCTGTACTGGCTAACAAAGTCATCAGTTAGCCGCTCGGAAGCTTCCCTTGTTAGAACCTGTCTGCCACCTTCTGTAAGAATATCTACACCTTCTTCTAACGCTGCGCCACCAACGCGAATTTCTTCAGCTATATTTTTTGCCGCGTTCGGGTTGTTCATAAAATAGTCTATGGTGTCTAGCCGGTTTTGCTTAAAAGCATCTGAACCAATATAGCTCTTGTCCTCAAAAATTTTGTATCTGCGGCGAAGATAAGAGTCAATATTTTTTGCAATTACATCAGCGGCTTCAGCTTCAGCACCCACAGCATTTTTTAAATAATCAGAATTCTGAATCTGCGTGGACAGACGGCCAACGTGTACCCGCGCCTTACGAGCCGCAGACTGCATCTGTGGGGGCAAAAGTTTTAGGGGAGAAACTCCCTCTTTTGCTGCTCGTTCTAGAAGTATCTCGTCTTTTGTTAAATAGCTAAACAATTCATTTAAAACTTCTTGCCTTGTTAAAGGGGAAGCTCGATTAAGGTCCGCTTCGGCTTCTTTAAGAGCAGAATTTATACCATCTTCAATCTCAAGAATTGTTCTCGATACTTGACCAAGTTCCGCATCCACCTCACCACGAATACGGCTTCGTGCCTCAGCCGCCTCTTTAGTTAGGTTTCCACGAAAACGAAAAGAGGCAAGGAAGCCATCGAGCATTGGGTGCTCTTCAGCCAACTTACTTACTTTGCTGCTAATTGCTGTCCCCGCCTGTAAAATTCCACGAGACACAGGAGCAGCGATACCAGACGGAGCAATGCCCGGAATTGGGACAGCACCTGCTTTTGCCAAACCCTTACCAGTGTAGCCTAAAGCTTTCAGGATTGGGTCAACAGCAGCGGTTGCACCCGCTGCTTCCAAGCCAATCTTTAACTTGTTGCCGATCTTAGCAGCAGCAGCCTCTCTGCCCTCAAGACCAACAGTGTCTGTGGTTTGTGTAACGCCGCCACCAAAAAAATCACCAAGAGTTGTTGTACCATCAGTTGCAACAACCGCATCTGTAACGCCAGCAGCGCCAATTTGAGATGCCTTCTGAGCAACCTTCGACATGTTTTTTACACGCCCCAACCTGCTGACAACGCCAGCAGCGCCCAGACCGGGAACAACAAACTGAGTTACAATTTCAGCTATTTCTCCGGCAGCACCTTCGGGATCAATTCCACCCATCTCACGAACAGTGTTCGCGAAATCTGTAACATCCTGCGCGTAGTTTGTGTCAAAAGCTAAGTCAATCGCAGAAGCACCGAGTTCCGCGATCCCTTGTGGGATGGCGATTAAACCAGAAGCTATGCCCTCGGCTATCTCTTGTGTTGTTGATTCTTGCCCGACATCTTCAGACCCTGCCACGGAAAAAGGCTTGCTAGGATCAAAGCCAGCGCTTTCC